TGATTGCCGTTTCCTACGACAGCAAAAGACTGATAGCCAGTCTGTGCGCCATCAAGCACCAACGTGCCCGTATTAACGGTGTTGGAACTTTCCTTTACCCTATCAAAGACAACAAGAGCCATTTGTGGCTCCTATTAAGCTATACGAATAATAGCGCTGCTTGCGTCTGCAGTAGGGAAAATCACAGTAAATGTACCATTAGTTGCGGTCTTATCGCTACCAAAAGCCAACGCAGCAACTGCAGTATTAGCCGTGCTGTTATAGATTAAAGCGCCGTTAGCAGTGATGTTTGCGTTTGTCCAAGAAGTATTGGAGAAAGACATGAACGCTACGTTACCTGTATTAGTTGGGCTTGTGCTAACTGTTAGTGTATTACCACCAGAAGTGTAGTTAGAGCCTGAACTAGATACTTCGCCAATTGATGTGTAAGCAGTTGTTGAATTGCTTAATACAGCAGAGCTAGTATACAAAGCGAGTTTATAAACAGTGCCTGAACCAGACACCAAATTTTGAGCGCCGCTAAGGATTTGAACCTTAAACGTATCGCACATTCCTTGAGTAATTGCCATTTAATGCTCCTAAATTAAGGGTTTACTGCGATTTTTGCTTGTCCGTCTCTGTACGCATCGCCACGTTCCAGACCAGTTCCCAAACGATTTAACTGCTGCATTGCTTCATTATACTTAGCATTATACGCTGCCAGCATATCTGCTTCACCCTTCATATAGGTATACGCTTCAACAAGGGATCCATATAGAAGAACAGGAGAATAATTATCGCCCAACCATGAAGAACCAGCAGTAACAATAGATTCTGGATAATAAAAATAGTGCAGTTCTGCGCCGTAGTTAATATCAGGGGCTGGTCCAAGTATAAAAGTTAGTTCGTTTGGATCATTTAATCTTGAACCAAATAACGCATAGTAACGAGGCAGGCCAGTATCTGTAGGGTTTGGATACGACTGACGTATAAAGTTAACGTCTTTATTCAGTAAGTACTCATATGAACCGTCAGCCTTAATAACAGCTAATGAATAAGTAGATAAGTAATCGTTTGGACAAGCCAAGTACTTACTAGTGCTAGAACAATTACCTGTAACGTTTTTCCGCAATGAGGGGATTTGCACCGTATTATAGATGCGCTCTTCCGCCTGCATAATGAAGGTATTAATCTGGGTTACGGCATTGACATTAGTCTGGCTACCCCCAGTAGTTACCTGCACAAACGTATCTGGGAACTGATTCTCAGTATACGTCTGAATTTGCGTAAAAAGTTCCGAGTAATTCATTAGCCCATCGGTCCTCTAGAGGTAAAGCCTTTAGTAGCTGCGCCAGATCCACGTTGTTTCATACCAGTAGTCTTAACGTCATCACGACCTGGATCGCCAGCACTTACACGAGGAGCGGGTTGACCACCTGGTTTCATGTCAGTAGCTTTTAAAGTGTTTGGATCAGGCTTGCGGCTTACTGATTGCATTGCGTCTTTTGCGCTCATTGCAGTGCCCTTCATGGTATGCGGTTGTGCGTAAACAGCAGCAGAGCCAACCTCTTTACCACCTTTTTTCATAGAAAATTTAGCCATGATTAACCTTATTTTTGGTTGTTGGCACGAGCCATGTTACGACCTACAGCACGCATTGCTTCGCCAGTTACACCCTTAGAACCTTTACCACCTTTAACTGTGGACACGGCTGGGCCGTCATTAGGGTAAACTTTTGCATCAGTTTTACCCGTTTTAGTAATGCCATCTGCATCTTTTTTAAATCCCATGATTTACTCCTTAAGTTATATCTACTGTTACTGTACCAATTTGTCCCTGCCCTATCAAGTCATTTGGCGTTAAACCGCTGTCAAAATAACTTGCACCGCCCACTGGATTCCAACCCCACTGGAAAATCCTACTACCCATATCTGGATCACCTAAGCCATTAGGCCCAATTCCAGTTAAGTTAATCTGCAACCCATTTGTACCAGATTGAAAGTAACTTACATCCGGTCTAGGATCTCGCACAGCTTGTGGGTCGTTAACTGGATACATACCCAATTGCAACTGCGGTTGATCTGGATCCCAGCAAGCTGGACAGACCTTGATATTGTACATCTTAGTCTTAAGTACTTGCTTCTTTAATTGCTTTAATTTAAACCGCTGAGCACACCTGTCGCACTCCGCAATTGCATACTTCCCTGACGAAAATTTTGATGGCATTCATAACCTCAATAGAACATTTCACGTGGCACAAAGCGAATAGAAGCCTTTTCACGGTCTTCATCGGCTGCCAACTGGAACTGCTCCTCATAAACGGCTTTAAGGGCTAATACTCGGTCTCCAGGCACTTCTGGTTTTTTCATAGCAATATAGTAAGCCAGTCCAGATACCATACAAGGCAAGAAACGGAAAGGAATATCTTGTTCTGTAACACCTGTGCCAGCATCTTGAATACGGCGTAGCCTGTAATACACAAACATATACTGGTTACCCGGTGCATTGGGAGTAGGCCATACATTAATACTTGGTAGGTTTACGTTAGTAATTGCTGCGCCAGTTGTATGTGCGGTTGCAGTAGTACCGTTCTGAGCACGAGCGCAGTTAATTAACTGGTTACCGTTTACGTTAGCGTAGTAAATAGTCTCACTATCTATTTTAATAAAACCGTTTGTAGCCAACCCAACAGTTGTGTTAACTGCAATTGTTGTAGCTGTAGAGCTAACATTAGCGGTCAATACAGACGAAGTAGGATTTGTTTGCCCTGACTGGCGGTTAATCCACACCTGAATTGGACGTCCCTGTGCTAGTTTGTTTGGTAACGTAGAGTAGGTAGACTCAGAGATACGGGTAATATTAATGTCGATCTGATTAGTAGTACCGTTGTTTGTACGGATTACTTGGTCTAACAGGTCAATAGTATCTACTGGGAATGGGTACGAAGCCTGACCAGTCACCATTGGAATCTGACCCTGCTCAATAGTCCACAAGTTAATACCACGATTAGCCCACTCAATAGTCATCAAGTTTAACGAACGACGGGCAGTACGTAGGTCATATCCCGTGCGAAGCTCTAAGCCTGCACGTTCAAATGCCTCTTCAACTAGCTCGTTGAGGTCTAAATTAAACGTTGATGCGCCATTAGTAGCCATTATTTAACTTTTCTGAATGGTTTTACTTTTGCTTTGACTTTTGACGGCTGGGGCACGAACTGTTTTCCTTGTGCTTTCCCCGCTCGTTTTGCTTTTGTCGTTGCTGCGTACTCTTGTGGACTTAGCGCCTGTATTGCTTTTTTTGGCAGGTACCGCTCGCCTGTTTCGGACGACTTCTTCCCCGACTTGGTTGTCCATTTCTGGTCGCCCCAAGCCTTGAGGCTGCGCTGTGATTTTGCCAATGACATTTAAAAGTCTCCTAAACCATTCAATCACGATAACCCCCGCCAGCAGCTTTGTATTTTTTAGCCACTAATTGGGCTTTACGGGCTGACCATTGACCTGCACCAGTACCTTGTGTTGCGGCTGATTTAACTTCAGACACAATGCGTTTACGCAGTTCTGGTTTTGTATAGTTTCCGGCAGCATTAACTTTGCCACCTTCTTTATACTGAGTAAAGTCCGTGTTATCCCTACGGGCTTTCTTTTTGCCCTTAGGCATTTTAGAAGGGGCAATAGCGCCCATACCACGAGAGGCTCTCATACTATACGTCCACGGGTTTTACCCTTAGTAGCACAGCCGTCTGCACGAGAAGAAGCAGAGGATTTAATTGCACCACCTTTTTTTCTACCAAGTAAACGGTTTACTTTGGCTTGCGCAGTGTTTGGACTTTTTTCATCCATTTTACGCATTTGCTCTGCAGCTAGTTCGTTATCCACATCTGAACCAAGAATAGCTTTTTTAACCTTGCTAACGCCCCTACTTAAAAGGTTTTTCTCAGCATCATCCGCTTCTTCTAATCCACGCATAATGCTTTCTTGGGAGTGCTTCTCATCCTTGAAAAACCCTGGACGAGTCTTCATTAGCTTTTGGTAGTCTGAATCGCCCTCTTTGGCTAGGACGGTGTCACTTGAGCGTTCACGGTATGTTTTTGGCACGATTAGCAACCCTTCATTTTAATCATGGTGCCTTTGGTTTTACCTTTAGACTCAATACCACCACCCTTAGCCATCTTTTTAGGGGCACAAGACATACCACCGTTTTTAAGGGTAGTTAAATTAGTTTTCTTACCGCCGTGCTGTTGTTTGTCGTGCATACCAACGGCTTTTTTAACCACTTTTTTGTCCATCTTAATGTCAGAATGAGCGGCGCCGCCCTCTTTCATAAAGCCCATTTTGTTACGGACAGCCGTAGGCAGCTTAGCTACGCCTGGATTCTTTTTCATGTCTACTGGTTTCATATGCCCACCTTTTTTAAATAAGTTTGATTTACCATGATCGGTCTTTGGTTTTGCTACTTTTTGCAGATCAGCTCTAGTGCCAGTATCCGCTTTATTAAACTCTTTTGCAACGCCTACATCAATACCAGCCTTCTTAGCAAACGCAGGATTGTGTGCTGCAGCTGCCATAAACTTAGCTTGTTTCTTACTTGTTGATGGCATCTTTTTTTCCTAACCAACCTTGAACAGTTTTGGTTTCATATATACGAATACCTGTCCAGATTATAGTGAATATTGCAGCAACAGCAGGTAACATATCAGCCAACGTTCCTAATACAGTTGCAATAGAAGCAAAGTCAATAATGTGTTTGCTTGCCTCGTCCATATTCATAAATGGGTCTTTCATCAGCATTTCCACCTTTTCAGGCTAGCGGCTTTGCGTGTAGGTTTGCCATTCTCATCTTTCATTGGTCCTGGCATTCCAGACATTCTAGCGCAGAACGACTTCTTACGTGGGCCGCCTTCAGGCTGTGGAGCCTTTAGATTCGAGCCAGTAGCCGCATTATATTTAGCACGACCTTTGGCGGTAAGCCCAGCACCTTTCGATACTGGGAGTTTTTCGCCACGCCCAACTGCAAGAGAAGGAGCTTTCTTAGCCATAAAATACAGTTACAAAGGTTGTGTTTGTTAAAGCAACATATACCCCAAGAGCAGCTAAAATACCTTCACCTGGCACTGAAACACCAATTGGAGTCGTTTGTCCACTAGCTGTATTAAAACTAACCAGCCAACGTCCACCATTATTTACATAATTACAAGCAGTTCCAGGAGTTACATTTCCAGAATTTAAATCTGCAATAGTGAATGTATCAGCACCAGTCTTAGTAATTCCGTAATTACCGTCAGTACCTGAAGATCCTGCGGCTGCACTAAAGGCAATACCTACTCTATCCCCAGTGGCTAATCCGTGTGCGGTTTTTGTTACAGTAATTGTGCTGTCTGTTCTACCATAAGTTGCTGCAGTTGGTGTTGTTGCAGTATCAAACACTTCTAGAGTACCTGCACCAGCACCCGTACCTTGAAAAGTAATTTGCTTTACACGAACACGACCATTTACAATAGTGCCCGATTTGTCAATGTGTCCTGCTAATACGTCAGTTTGCATTCCCATAATTAATCTCCTAAAGATTTAAGCGGGGGACGAACCCCCCTAGATTAATTAAACGTTTTGCTGACCGTTGTCCGCTACGTAGTAACGAATAGATCCAGTTACAGGACCACCAACAGCACCAGCAGCACCAATAGCAGAAGTAACTACGATCAAGTTCGTTGCGTTAGCCACGTTACCCAATGAAGCTCCACCAGTAGCAGTACCAATGTTAAATGTCGTGCGGGTAGTAACGTTAGCAGCAGCTAAGAAAGCCTGTGGTACGTTTGTGCCTAAAGTGCCTGTTTGACCAGGACCTACGCCGATTAGTGGGGTAAACCCTACGTTAGCAGTAGAGTTAGCGCCTGTAGATCCAGTAGTGATATTAACGGTCAATACAACAGCATTTGCTGGTAAAACCAAAGCAGCTGTGTTTGTAGATGAAATTTGAACGTTTGCGGTTGTTGCTGATGAGTTAGCGATGTAAAACTGAGCGACCATATCCATTGAACCAGCATAAGCTGTGCGTGTGGAATCGCCACCTGTTGAGCGCCATAAAGCCGAGGTAGTTGCTAAAGCCATGATAAATTGTCCTTACATACAAGATAAACCTATTAATCGGTATGTCGTCCGCCGGGACGGTTTAATAGGCCGGATTCCCGGTTACCCCAATAATACTACTTTTTTATTGTTATGCAATCTTTTTTAGGTAAAATAAGCGGATGGGGGCGACTGGGCGCCCGGTAGCAAGTACCCAGACCAAATACTTTAGGGGGCACTTTGAATGAAGTTCACAGTAAAGAAAGTCGATATAAAAGATTCCTCCGTGAGAACGGTAATTATGTTCCTACAAAAAAAGATACTACCCGTGGACATCCCTTATATCCCGGACCGGGGCCATTGGTGGGTTGCGTATGCAGAATGCGGGAAGCCTGTAGCTTTTGCGGGGCTGGTGCGCTCACAAATTTGGAACGATACCGGTTACTTATGTAGGGCTGGTGTGCTTGATGGTTTTACTGGACATGCTTTACAAAAGCGTTTAATTTCTGCTCGTCTTGCTCAAGCTAAGAAGTTAGGTTGGAATTGGTGTATCACGGATACAACAGATAACCCCGCAAGCGCAAATAGTTTGATTAACGCAGGGTTCAAGATATATACTCCAGCAAACCCGTGGTCATTTAAAAACGCAATATACTGGAAATTCAAGGTAAACCAAGATGCCGTACAAAGATCCGAGCGTAAGAAAAAGCAAACACAAAGAGTATAGCCGTGCGCATTACTTAGCCAATAGAGACAAGTCGTTAGTAGCAAACGCTAAAACTAGAAAAGAAGCCAAAGATAAGTGGATAACATTTAAATCAGGCTTGGCCTGTACTAAATGCGGTTTTAGTCATATTGCAGCGTTGGATTTTCACCACACAGACCCCGCACTAAAAGATGGCAATATTCATAAATTCGTGTCTAACGGGCAATTTGCCAAAGCCTACGAAGAAATTAAAAAGTGCATAGTACTATGCGCTAACTGCCACCGCATCCACCACTACGAAGAAAAGAAAAACCCAGCCTTATGAGCTGGGTTTTTTGCTACGTGGGGCTTAATTAAGCACCTGCTGAACCAAACATTCCGAGTGGATCAGACCAGCCGAAGCTGTAACGCTCACGAGACTTGTAACGAACGTTACCTGTATCGAAGTCGCCGTCCATGCTGTTGCTCAAAGGAGTACGAACAAAATGCTTCATACCATTTGGAACATCAGTGCACAGGAACCAAGCATTGGTGTCGGTCAAGAAGTTGTTAACTGTGTAACCTTCTGCAACTGAACCATTGTTCTTGATAGCGTTGATGTCATTGTCGTTTGTACCAACACGCAATTCTGTTTCGAGCAAGCGAGTTGCAACGAACTGGAGTGCAGGAGGAACAACCAACTTCTTAGGCTTAGCAGCGATCAACAGGCCACGCTCATCTGTCCAAGCAGCGATTTGAATTACAGCGGCTTCCAAAGAAGTCTCATTCAAGTCAGCAGGGGTAGATGGAACGTTGCTGTTTGTACCGCCAGATACCAATGGGTGTGATGCGCTGAAGAGAGGAACGCCATCACCACCGTTGTAGCCAGTTGTGAAACCGTTGTTTAATACAGCAGCAGCTTTAACCTGCTTGGTATAAGCCATAGCACGAGCTAGACCTTTGGTGTAGCGAGCTGATAAAGAATCGTACAAGTTATCTTCGATTGCTTCTTCAGTCAAGCTAAAGCCTAAGGCAATAGTTTCGTGGTTGTAGCGAGCTGTCCATGCTTCTTGCGCATTGTCGTAAGCGATGGCAGAGCCTTCGTTCTTAACAGGTGCTGCAGAGAAACCTGACAACTTTGTTTCTTCTTCAAAAGAACGCTCAGAAGTTTCTGTTTCGTAAATCTCTTTGTGTTGCTCACCGTAGCGGGCATACTCAAGACCGAACAATGCGTTCAAACCAGGTAAAAGCTCTTTTAGGAGCTGTGCACGTGAAATAGCCATTATTTAGCTCCTTATACGTAATCGTTGCCGGTAGTGCGCAAGATTTGTGGATTGTTCAATTTAACAACTACTTCAACATAAGCGTTGTTACCCGTTGCTGTTTCTGGAATTACTGCTACTGCACGGACAGGTAACGCAGCTGCATTGCCTTGACCAATAGTAGGTGTAATAACAGATAAGCCAGAATTGCCTGTAGTAGTAGAACCTGTACCCTGACGGATAGACAAGTTTGTACCAACAACAGAAGCGTTTGCAGTTGTTACTGTAGCGTTACCAGAGAAGGTAATTGCTACTTTAAACGCAGCCATTGAATCGTCAACTACATAAGCAATAGCTGAAGTTGCGCTATTACCTGGGTAATATTGAGCTTGTACAGTCTGGCCTTGTGAATTGACGTACTGAACACCTACAAATACGCCATAAGTTGCATTAGCTGCAGCAGTGGTTGCATCTGTGGTTACGTTTGATTTTTGAATTGTGCCACCTGTGACTAAAACGATGTCGCCGTTGTAGATTGCAGTGTTATAAGTACTGGCAATCGGTAGTTGACGTGTAGCACCTGCATAGGGCATAAAGTCAACACGGTTAATAGCTTCTAGGCCATAGGGAGCGGAAACGGTTGGATAAGCCATTTAAATCTCCTTGATTGGTTAAAATTAACTACCTTTGCCAAAGCTAGACGATGACTTCTTCTCAGAGAAAAGGGGCATACGTGGGTCGCTTTGACGCATCAAACTATTGTCTACAGCCTCTGACTGAGATTCGCTTTGTTGGGCGTAATACTTATTACGCTGTTCTACGAATTCGGTTGGAGTCTTGCAAAGCAATAATCCGCCAATCTCAATATTGTCTTTAAAACGACTATTGGGATCAACTAGCAGTTGAAACTGGGGTTGCTCATCAATCTTGACTGGCTCCCAACCCTCACGCAATTTAGCGGAAAGATTACGAGGATCGGCTTGATTGTTAGTAGCAACACGGACCCAACGATAAGAAAAACCGGGCTGTTTATCTGGTTCAGGTAACAGCTCAGGCTGTGCCCACTGCTTTGGACGCTCTGCCTGTACACGAGTTTCAATACTACGTGGTTTACGATTTTGTTCCATTATTGTGCTCCGTTCATTTGTTCAGCAACCTTTTTGGCGTATAGATCAAGTGGTACCCCTAGCCGTTTAGCAATAGCTACTTGGCTTTTGGTTAGCTTAATCTTCGATGGCGCTACACTGCGAGTCGCTGGTGCAACCACATTTGACGCCGGTTTGGCACGGCTTTGAGTTTCCTCTTCTGCCGGTTTTGTTT